CATATATCCTTATCTTCGTACCATCAAGAATTACAAGCTGCTGGTTTAACTGAAAACTAACTGATCTATGCTCTGCCATACCGTCATAGATCATTGTTTCAGTGATATCACCATTCAAAAGGACAATGTTGTTTTCCTCTTCGTTTACTACGTAATTCTCGTCATGGTCTATCCACTTACCACCTTTAGGGGCAAACAAGTTATAAAGTTTTGTGCCGGCGTGTACCAGCCATATATCAGTTGTGGAAAGATGGTGAACACCATAGATGGGAGCGCCATAGTCAAACAACTTCTCATATCCCATCCTCTTACGGATCTTTCCAGGAACAGACCTTATCATGTTCTCAACGTTAGGTGACTTAGTATCATCTACAGTTGAGGCTTCAGAAGTAAAGTCTGCTCCTAAAAATTTCTCTGATACATAGACCTGTTTAGCCGGACTTTTTGGAATGTTAAATGAAACAGCCATAGTTTAAGCCCACCCACTTGAAGGAATGAATTTTTCTTTTTTAGGTATCAATGCGCCCTGACTTAATGCGTCTCTGCCTACCTCAAATTCATTTCTGTAAACAGTTGCTACGCTTAAATCATCATCCTTATATAATTCCGAAGCCATATACAAGGGGACAAGCGCCTCTACTTCAGGATCAAGGGACATTTCGTATGTGTCCGGTGTATCTAAAGTAATCTTTTGAGGATAAGCCCTATAATGGATAACATATATTCCGGGGCGATCTCTCTCAATGACAAGTGTCTTATCTGCTTCCTGGAAATACTTATCTGCTACGATATAGTCATTTCCGCTTGTGCCAAGATCGTATAACTCAGCCGGTGAAAGCTGGTAGAAGTCAGACAAAACCTCATCCATCTTTATCTTGATATACTTTTCGTACTGCGGTACGTCTGCATCAGACTCAAACTCGCAGTCGTAAAAGCACACATTCATCAAATTTACAGGAGTCTTAGCAACAACTCTCAGTGTTACCACTGTGCTAGGCTCTTCATCTTCTAACCATTCAACTTCAGGAACATTGCCCTTGAAAGTTGTAAACTTCTTATAATCAATGCCCTCTTCGTCTTCTGAAGGCTCTGGATAGAAGTCTATTACTTCTCTCTCGCCCACATAGAGCTTGCAAGAAGTAGGCTTGCCAGTAGCCTTAAAATAAAATGATTTTGCCCCATCAATGGAGAAGGATATTTCATCATTCACTATCGAGTATGTTTTAAATGTCTTCTCTCCCAGCATGTTCTTAAAGGGATAGTTGATATACTCATACTCTTTAATGATGAATTTTCCCGCGGTAGAAAGAAGCTGAAGCGCCTCATTACACGCCTGGGGCATAGCGTTTATATATTCCATGTTGGCAGAATCGTTAGGCAGTGCCGTTGATGATCCTGATATGGAAAACATTTTTTGTAATGTAGCGTATTTTATATCCTTCCAGGTTGTCATTTAAGCCTTCTTTCTCCCTCTCCTTGGTTTCTTAACCTCTTCTACAGGGGCTTCTTCCGTTGTCTCTACAGGGACTTCCTCAAAAGGTGCCTCTATTTTCTTAGGCTTCTCAACTTCCTTGTAACCAAAAACCTTCTCATTCATTACATAGGTTACTTCTACAAGCTGATTGCCTATAGTAATCTGATCTCCAACTTTAAGCATGGCTTTTCTCCCTTAAATAAAGGGACCGGAGATAAGTCCGGCCCCTCTCAAACACATCAAAGTGACTGTGCATCAGCATTAGATGATCCGATAAGTGCAACATGACGCCAGTTAGTGAAAGCAAGTGAATATCTCTCAAAACCGTTGTAAACCATGTTTCTGGACTCAACCTTGATCTCGTTCTCAATGTCAAGAGGTGTTCTGTTATAGAACTTTGTTCCCTGAAGCTCCTTAAGGGCCTCGCTTGACATGATGATAAGAGGATGGTTAGTTGCACTGATTGTAGGAGTCCAAAGAGGATTAACTACGATCTTCCAGCGTCCGCGCTGTGTGTTGATATCGTTGTGGTTGGAACCAACTTCACCGTCAGAACCAATTACTCTCTTAACGAAATCCTCATACTCAGGATCGTTACCGGGAACAATGATTGTATCTGCTGTGAAGCCAAGAACCTCACCACGATCATCCTTGAAGTTTCTCATTGCGTTAGCAACCTTGTTGAGAACAACAGTGGTGCTGCCGAGTACGTCTGAGAAGTGGTTGCCCTGTGTAACGCCAACACCAGCGTTCTTAAGAGGATGTGCAGAATTGAACAGTGCAAGTGCATCAGCACAAGCAATGTCAAGTCCTGACTGTCCGCCGAAAGTCATTGTTGTGGTTGATCCAACAGAAGCTGCAAGTGCAGCGGTTACGAACTTAGCCTTTGTTCTCTTGGAAGCCTGAACAAGGTTAACAACCTTCTGTTCTGCCTCATCCCACATATTATCGTCTCTCATTTCCTTTGAGATCACTACGCTCTTAGAGAAGGTATTGTGAGCGATAAACTTTGAATAGCCCTCTGCGTAGGTATCTTCTGCTGCATCCTGGCCCTCAGCCTTGATACCGTAGTCTCCAAGACCTCCCATTACTGTGGACTTCTCGCCCCATCTCTTTGACTTCTTCTCGATTGTAAGCGCACTTACAAGATCGTCGTACTTGTTCTGCTGTGCGTCAGCGTCATAAATCTTAGCGTCCAGAATGGTAGCCCACTCGTTCCACTGATCGCCGTTCTTGGTATTATCTCTAATTGTAACTGCCATAATGATTATCCTTTCTTAGCTTTTAAAGCCATGTTGTAGAGCTTTTGCAACTCTTTAGGACTCTTTTCAGGGAATCTATCCTGGAAGTCTTCCAGCATATTTGCCGGAATGTCCTCTAAGTCGCTTGAAACATTTACAGACGCGCCAGTGCTAAGATGGTTTTTACCTTTAACCTGGTTGATCGTCTGCTGTTTTACTGCGGCTTCCTTTGAGTTGAAAACTCTGTCAAAGTTTACGATTTTGTAAGCATCAACTAAACTCATACCCTGGGCTACTTTCTCAGTCATTAAAGGCATTGAAGGATCATTCAGGATATCATCAACACTGTTAAGTGATGGGTCCAGTGCAAGAATCTCCTTATAATCAGCCTCTAACTTCTGTTGTGCCCTGAAATTGTTTAGCTCTGCTGTAGCAGCCTGGGCCTGTCTTACCGCTGGCGAATTAGCAATCAGATTGTCGATCATGTTAGGATCAAGTCCATTCTGCTGCATCTGTTCTCTTGCGGCTGCCCTCTCCTGTGCTGCCAATGCCTCATAGTAGTCTTTTGCACTCCTAATAGGCTGTCCAGTCTCAGGATTGGTGTAGTTTCCAAACTGCTTTGCAAACATAGCGTCTGTATCGGCAAGCCTCTGATTGGCCTCCTGAAGCTGGCGCCTCATGTTTGCGAATGCGGCGTTGGTTTCTTTTGACTGTGTTTGAGGTTCAGCGACTTCCTCGGTTCCGCCTTCTGTTTCAGTCTGAGACTCAACGGCCTCTGTTTCAGGTTCAGCGACTTCCTGAGTGTTTTCGCTTCCTTCGCTCCCCTCGCCTTCTGCAAAAAATTGAAGGTTCATTGGCAGCTCATATTCATTTCTTTTCATAAAATCTCCTTTGCATTTTTACGCGTTAGCTGCGAAATATTTGAGACAAGCGTTATGCTTGTTGTCTCCAATAAATCTTTTCTGCCTTCTTCCTAGCAGCAATAGCCTCTTCTTCTGAAGTAAAACACCCTAAATGAATAGTCTTGTTTCCAACATGAATTGATGAGATATAGCGCCCTTTTCGCCAATAAACACCGGCGCTTCTTCTTGTTGATTTTTCAGTATTTCTTGAGTTTTGTTCGTGTGTCACATAACGTAGATTTTCTTTGCGGTTATCAAGCCTATTCCTATTGATATGGTCGATTTCTTTGCCAGGTCTGTTGCCTCCCATAATTAAAACGTGCGCTCTTTCCTTTGAGCCTTTATTGGAAAGTTTTTTCCTAGCAACCGCATAGCCATCTGTATTTTTGTGCCATGTGTAATCAAGTAACTTTTCTAAATCCTCTACATCACACAAAAAGTAATCATCATTTGTGCGAAAATAGATTTTTGCTGTGTTTCCTTCAATCGAATAGCTGTTTTTACTTTTCATCCTCTACCTCCTTGATATAGGTAGAGTGTGGTGGGAGCATACCCCACCATGCCTTACACTCTTAAATTTAGGTATTAAAAAAGCACCCTCACGGATGCTGTAACCTACTGTGCTTCGTTGTCCTGACTAACAGTAAGTGGTGTATATACTGCCTTTACTTCCTTGTTGAAGTTGGGGCAGTCCTTTTTTCTACAAGTCATGGTCTGCTTTGTGAAAAGTTTGCCTTCGTTCATAACATACTCAGTAGCCATGATCCGCATTTCTGTATTACATAAGGGGCATTTCATTTGGCATACCTCCCTCCTGTGGTAACTGAGGTTGCATCTGTTGTGCCATCTGCTGTTGCTGGTCTATCCTCTCTTCTATAAGATTAAGAATTACTGAAGCGTTAGGATATCCATTGGCCTTCATGATCGTCCAGTAAGCTCTTGCTGTCTCTAAATCACCAACAGGACCGAAAGCACCACTTTGTAACTTCATATCTGTCTGGTTCCACATTGCTTCTCTATTCTGCATAAGAGTTGATGTAGGATCAGTCTCAAATATGAACTCATCATCCCAGTAAAATTCTCCGGCAGCATCCAGTCTTAAGAACTCTTTTCTATCAAGCGAATCGTGCATTGCGCTTCCATCTGAGTTTGTAGAAGTGATCTCGGATGGACTATCTGAAAAGGCAAGCCAGAACTTGAACATGATCTCATAGAGTTTTGCGTATGCCTCATTCTTAAGTGTTCTCTTGGAATCCAAACGTCCGGCAGCCTGATTAATCGCATACTGTTTAGCCGTACCGGTCCTGGCTGAAGCGTCATATTTACCCTGGAAGGAGTCTGTTATACCAAGTGAAGACTTCGCCCAGGAGTAATTGATTTCAAGGTAGTTTTGGTCGTTCTGCACGTTAGGCTGAAGATTGATCGTGTCAATTAGCTGCTTCTGTGCCGGGTTTTCCAAGCGGAGAATGTTAAGGTCTTCTCCGTCCTTATCAATGTCTACATCCCTTGGAAGGGTTACAAACGAACCACCCTTTAAAAGCTTCTCATTTATCTTTGTGCCAAGCTTCATGATGGTGTCTTGCTGGTCTATGATAACGTCCACATCACTACCACCAAGCAGTCTATTTTGCGCTGTAATGTTCTTTCTAAGCACGATTGGATAAATATTTGGCCTGTAGTAAGGAATCTTCTTTTTGGTACGTTTAATCGTCATTTGAGGCCGTCCAGTTTCATCCAAAACAGGATTTCCCATTTCATCTAAAACAGGTTCTGACTCTGGACCGCCAACCATTCTTGAACCACCGGTGTCAACCTTTACTTCGATTGCGTCAACTATCTCTTCGTACTCATCCTTGGCCTTTTTAGACTTCCTAGAACCACACTCAGGACAAACACCATTCACCATAGTAGCGCCGCATTTAGCGCACTTATCAAGGTATCTGGCCTCATATTCATCAAGGTCAAGGAGTTTTACATAATCACACCAAACAAAAATGCCAACGCCGCCTTCATCATTACGATAAAATGCAGTGTTGACAGTTACTAAATCATCATTGTTCTTGGCGCCTTCGATATCATCTGTCATGTACTCTTCTGTGTTGGTACAATCCGATACATCCTCGCCATAGACTCTTTTTACCGTCTTCTTTGTCATAACTTCCTGGATAAAGAAGTAATCCATTTCGTCAAAGTCGATCACACCAATCTGAGGTATTACCTTTTTAGGATGAAGCTCTGATACCTTTAAATCACCTATCTCAGAATGAAGTCCGCGCCTCTGATCCCATTCAACACGAATGAAATCACCACCGGCAATGGGTACAGTCCTCTCTTCTGCGTCATTCATGATGATTAAACCGCAAGTTTTTACCTTATTTTCAAGGAATTTCTCCATTTTCTTAGCAAGCTCATCATCTTCAGGGTGAATCGCCCTTATCTTAGGCATTGGAATGGATGAATCTACCTGAGACTCTATCAGTTCATACACAATATTACGTACATTTGTGGCAAGTTTACTGGGTGTTACCCCTCTATTGGCATCCGGCTGCACTTCTCTAGTACCTTCGTAGTATCCCTGGTACTTTTTTAGGTTCTTCAGCTCTCTTTCGTACTGATTTCGTGCATCTTCAAGCCTTTTCTGCCACTTTGCAACGTCTTTTGGCGTTTCAACGCTCTTTTTTATCATTCTCTTTAACCTCTCAAACATTACTTAGGCTCTCCCCATATAGATATGAGATACTTTCTATCCGCTGCATTTGCGTTTTTATAGTCTTCCCACTGGTCTTTACGCCATTTTTTACGCTTATCTTCCCTTTTTTCACGTCCTCCGTGGGTCCAATAGATGCAGTAGTACCTAAGTCCATCCACTGAATGAGTTAAATCATGTGGATCCTTGGCGTAAATATCCGGCTTCTTTTCATCCCTCTGGATTTTCTTAAGGGAATTTAGCAGGTTAGGTGCGCAATTATGATAAATTGTCAGCTTAGACTTCTGTCCTTCTCCATGTGTTGTGTTTTCCTTTATTGCCAGACATCCGGCTTTCATATCATTGTTGACTTTTGTAAGGGTTAAACCGCATTCACCGAACAAAATAGCCCTCGATTTACCGGTTTCCTGTGACCTGTTCCATAAATCAGGGGGCGCAAGGTACTGTTCTACCCTTGTTATCTCTTCACGTTCCACTAATTCTTCCGTTGTCCTGAGGATCATGTCCGCCGCAACGCTTATGATCTTATCAGGCTCATGTATCTCATGGATGATCTGTGAATTACCAAAGGCATCACGCAAAATCCAATAACAAGCCAGCATATCAAGGCCGTAGTCCATTGCCACATAACAGACTGTGTTCTGTGTTAGAAGATCCTCTGACAATATGGAAGCATCTGATACTTCCTCAAAAAACCTTCCGCCAGGTACTTCCAAGGCTTCCTCAACTGTTGCCGGGTACTCGGCCCACATTGCAGCCTTTCCACTAAGTTTCATGGTCTGGTCGTACCATTCCTGTGTTCTTGTGGGGTCTGCATACCACGGAATGAATATCTTATAAAATCCGTTGTCCGGAGTCGTATAAAGCTCTTCAAACAAGGAACCTCTGGCAATGGTCGAAACACCGATCACCTGACCGGACAAGGGTCTGTTTACTACAGGAAGGGCCGCAGTCCATATAGAACGGTCAAACTGCTGGAAGGCCCACTCATCAAATATTATGAGGTCCGCAGTAAAGGATCTCGCTGCGTTCTCACCACTAGCAAAGCACTGGAATGTGCTATCCGATTTTCCAGGAAAGTGAATAGTCACTGACAAGGCGTTTGACTCAAACCATGCCCCGGTCCATCCACTACGATCTGTCTTCTCCCTGATAAGGAATTTCATGTTACGGAGGATTAAAACCATCCTACGAACAAGCTCCTTAGCCTCTGTTTCAGACTTTGAAAGTCCGATTACTGATCTTCCGGTATGACAAAGCATTACCCATACCGCATAATGAAGTACAAGCCATGAAATACCAAGCTGACGGGCTTTAAGTATGATA